CTCCAGCCAACCGAGCGATCCGCCGGTTCCCAATCTACAAAGCAAAGCAATTCAGTATCGCCGTGCTGATAAGTGTACGGCCACAAGTGCTGCGGCCAATGTGGGCCGCTGATGTCAGTGTGCGTTTTCATTCTGTTATTTCCTCCAGTAGTGGTATTGACGGGTCATGTTGCGCCGTGCTTTCGGTGTTCAATTCGGGCCAGTACTGGACCGGCTGCAGGAAATTCAAAGCATCAAAGCGCCGGATGTAATCGGCCGTTGACACGGTCGGCGTCCATGTCGGAAATTTTCTGATGTCTTTCGGCTTTTTCGGTTTCCAGGGTTTGCGCGCCAATTTGGCTAGCTCGAGCGGGTCGCGGTCGAATTTCACGCGGTACGTAGTGCCGTCAATTTTTATAGTTTGCATAGTTCCACCTCCAGAAGATAAGTGTTAATCAGCGCCAGTGCCGCTTCAGCGCTTGCCAGGCCTTCATCGGGTTCTGGATTATTGATTGCATCCGTTAACGCGTCCCTGGCTTTCCAAAGTAGCGATTCATTCGAGCCGATAATGTCGGCCGTTTCCTGCGCGCGCAGGATCGCGGTTTTAAGTTTTGCCATTGTGTTATCCCTCCAGGTTAAATAGTGCAACAGCCGCAGCATGGCGCGTCAATACACCGGCCGCGCGCATTCTGATAATACGTGCGCGGCCCGTGTTCGCCGTATAGGGTGATTGAATCGACGGCCGTACGGCGCCGCTCAAGTAGCACGGCGCGGCCTTTGGACCATTGGATTAAGTCGCCGGCCAGTATGCGCGCGCCAGTGGCGGCGCATGTGCCGGTATATTTTGCGGTTATGGTTTTCATGTTTTCCCCTATTAAGCGGCCAATTTGATGCGAATTACCTTGCTCATCTTGACACCATGCGCCGGATATGCGATTACCTTGATGCGCTTGTCATAGCAGGCACGGCACGGGCCACAAGCGCCGCCATTGTCATAAGCGCCGCACAATGTCATACCGCGTTTTGCATCGTCGGGTGTCGGGATAATGACGCTGCCATGCAAACCGCGCGTATATTGGCCGGTAACCGAATCGCTCGAAAATCGCACGCATACATTTTTCAGCGCCTGCATTTCGGACAATACTTGACGGAATTTCGGAAACTTGTGCATCCTGGTAGGTAACCAGTGCTTCACCCATGGCGTGCGGCGCATTACTTCGAGAATCTTTTCGGCCAAAGCGAGCGTATACATGTCGCCGCTATCAAACCAACGAAAGTGCGTATCTTTGGCCAATTCCTGGACCATATCGTCGCACCATTCAATGCGCTGCCAGTCCTCTTTATTGTGGCGCCGTGGCGCCTTGACATTCTCAAACCGGTAATTGCCCGCCGTTGCGTAACAGCCGGCGCATGCGTCGACTAGCACACCCGGCGCCGCGATTGAGCCTGGACATGTCTCGAGTGCCTGGAGTGACCAGGATCGCACGCCGTCAAGTTTTGAAGTGACTGAGATTTTCATTTGGTCGGTTCCCCTAGTTAGTTAATAAGCAAGGCACATAAAGACAATTAGCGCGAGTGATGCAAAGCCGATCACGGCGCAAGCGATTTCGAGAATGGTCGGTTTCATGCGCGCGTCCCTTCAAAAGCTGCGCGGCTTTCAGCGCGCCGCTTGGCCGGTGTGATGACGCGCACAATGCGCGCGCTTGCCGGCCGTGCGTATAGTTCCGCCGCGCGTATCGCTTCGGCTTTTTCTTCGGCTACTGCGCGCGTCATCGCGCCGTCAATCGTCGCAAAGCCGTTGACGGCAAGCGCGCCGTTTTGCGCAGATATTTGAATCAGATATTTTGCTTTCATATCGTGCCCCTATTAAATGAATGACAAGCCAGTGATACGGAAACATGCGCCAGTGGCGGTTTCAATGTCGATCGTGCCGAACGGATGAACAGCAAGAACAGTGACAGTCTGCAATTTGCCGTATACGGGCATTTTGATTTTTTGGCCGATAATAGGTTTCTGCATTTTCTTTTCTCCGGTAGTGGCCGGCTTTCGCCGGCCGTTTGGTTTACAGGTAATTCCAAGCTTTGGCGCCGACAGACTGCGCAAACCGTTTTGCGTCGCGCTTTTGCGCGAATGTCATTTCAGTGATGATGTTTTCCAGTAGTGGCTTGACGCCGCGAACGATTGCGATTTTCCAGCCGTCACGGGTTTTAGTTAAGTGCGCAGTGACCATTTTTTTCTCCGCTTGAGTGAATAAAATATTTTGTTGCTGAAAACCATGTTAGTCCATGTTTCGGCATATGTCAAACAATCTTTTGCATTTATTTGCGATTCGCGGTTTGAGGGCAATTATGAGGGCAATGAGGGCAATGAGGAGGGCAATAATTTTTGGGCAAATTGCCCTCATAAAAGCTAGGATTCATGCGGGTTTTGCGGCATGAGGGCAATGAGGGCAATCTGTTTTTTATTTTGTTTGAAGATATATATGTAGGTAATAAATCCGCGTGCCAGGCACGCCGGAATCCGCACGCCGGCGCAAAAATTCGGAATTTGCGTTGGGGGTCGGAGCGATTTAAAATGGGCCGGCAAATTGCCCTCATTGCCCTCATAGCTTTTTGATAATATGCCTTCTGGTCGACCAGCATCAATTCGCACGCGGTATTTTTCACGGCGCATATCCGACAATGACGCCGCGATTCTTGCTCACGCCGGTGACGGCGATATCAGCCTGGGGTTCAAAAATATACTCAATCTATATTGTCAGACTGTCAATATGAGTAAAAATAATGATACGTCTGAAAGTCATTCGACTGATGAATATAAGGATAATGGCGGATAACTTGCGGCTGTCAGGTACCGGCAAAACAATTATCAGGTACCGGCAAAAAGGCCCCGCTTCCTCTCCCCTTTGCCATCACTTCATAGCTAATCGCTATCAATCCTGGCTAGCTGATAGTCATGCTCTCTTGCTCATAGCCGCCGACTATCAGCGCCAATCGCCCGCAATATAACGTGCGTTATGTAAAATGCGGCTGATAGTCCCACTCTATGTAAGTGAGCGCTCACTAACGTAAGTTAGTACTTACTAACATGGGGGGGGAGGGGGTCAGCCTCTACTATAAAATTTGGGCCACCCTCCTCCCCTCAGAAAAAAGGAAAATGGCCAATCTAGCCAAAGTAGCCAACTTTGCCAGAAAGCAGCTACAATCCACGCAGCTTCCCCTTACAGGAAAAAAGCCATGCCAGCCCCGATCAAAGACCCGCCTTACATCCCGCCAGCGACGCTGCCCAAGACCGACAATCAGCGCATCAAAGAGCTGAAAAAGATGCTGATTGAGGGCAAAGGTGAGCAAGTCGTCCAGAAAGTGCTTGATATTGCCTTGGACGACGGCCATCCAGGCCAGATGGCGGCGCTAAAGCTCTGCATGGAGCGTGCGCTACCGACCAGCCTGTTCGAGAAGACGGCAGCGCAACGCAGCGCGATCAACATCACCATCTCGGGGCTCTCCAGCCCGCCAGAGATAAAGGACATCACGGATGTCGGACCTTAACTTCCAACTGCTCCCATGGCAGCAAGAAGTCTTCAACAATCCGACGCGCTTCAAGGTCGTGGCAGCTGGCCGGCGTTGTGGCAAGTCGAGGTTAGCGGCCACTACGCTCATCATCGAGGCGCTGCGCTGTCCGCCCGGCTCGGCGGTGCTGTACGTGAGTCCCACGATGGGACAGTCACGTCAGATTATTTGGGATTTATTGCTCGACTTGGGCCGGGATGTGATCTCGGGCAGCCACGTCAACAACTTGGACATCACGATGATCAACGGCGCGCGGATCTACGTGCGAGGCGCTGACCGGCCAGACACCCTGCGCGGTGTATCTCTGACCTACGCGGTGTTGGATGAAGTGGCCGACATCAAGCCCGAAGCTTGGGAGCAGGTCATCCGAGCGTCTCTGTCCGATAAGAAGGGGCACGCGCTCTTCATCGGCACGCCCAAGGGCCGCAACTGGTTCTACGACATGTTCAAGTTGGGGCAGGACGAGGACGACAGCGACTGGAAGAGCTGGCACTTCACGACGCAGGACAACCCGCTGATTGACCCCGGCGAGATTGAGTCAGCCAAAAAGACGCTCTCGACCTTCGCGTTCAAGCAGGAATATCTGGCGTCCTTCTCCAACGCCGGGTCGGACATCTTCAAGGAGAACTGGATCAAATACGGCGAAGAGCCCGACTATGGCAGCTACTTCGTGGCGGTGGACTTGGCCGGGTTCGAGGAAGTGGCCAAGCAGGCGGCGAACTCGAAGAAGCGGCTGGACGAGACGGCGATCGCGATCGTGAAAGTAACCGATGACGGCAAGTGGTTTGTCAAGGACATCTGGCACGGGCGCTGGGACATCCGCGAGACGGCGTCCAAGATTCTGATGGCCATGCGCGACTACCGGCCCCTGTCGGTCGGAATCGAGCGCGGTGCGCTAAAAAACGCAGTTTTGCCGTATTTAAGTGATTTAATGCGCAAAAATAATGTATATTCGCACATAGTTGATCTCACGCATGGCAACCGGAAAAAGGCTGACCGGATCATCTGGAGCCTCCAGGGTCGGTTCGAGCACGGCAGGATTGTGCTCAACCAAGAAGGTGACTGGGACTACTTTCTTGACCAGTTGTTAATGTACCCTGCGCAAGGCGTCCATGATGACCTACCCGACGCGCTCTCTTACATTGACCAGCTGGCGGTGACTTCCTACTTCGTAGATGACGCTGACGATGATTGGGAGCCAATTGATGTAATTTCGGGCATATAGCTATGGACCAAAACGAATTTGATCAGCCCACGGAGAACGATAAGGAACTTATCAGCTTCGTGACAGACCACTGTGATCGCTGGCGCGATTACCGTAACACCAACTTCCTCCCACTCTGGGAAGAATACGAGCGCATCTTCCGTGGCGAATGGGCCATCGAAGACAAGACGCGCGACTCCGAACGCTCCCGCATCGTAACGCCCATGACCCAGCAGGCTGTCGAGACACGACACGCCGAGATCATGGAGGCGATCTTTGGCTCGGGTGAATTCTTCGACATCAAGGACGACGTCAAGGACATCGACGGCAACCCGTTGGATGTCGAGATGATCAAGATCCAGATGATGGAGGATCTGAAAAAAGACAAGTTCAGGAAGTACGTCGATCAGATCGAGCTTTTGGCTGAGATTTACGGCACGGGTATTGCCGAGATCACCGTCACGATGGAGAAGGAATACACGCCTGCGACGCAACCGATTCCTGGCATGCAAGGCCAAGCGGCCATCGGCGTGCAAGAGACGGATCGTGTCTCGGTCAAGCCCATCCCGGTCAATCCGAAGAACTTCCTGTGGGACCCCAACGGCACGTCGGTGGACGACTGCATGGGTGTGGCGATCGAGAAGTACGTGTCGATCCACAAGGTGGTGGCCAACATCGAGAAGGGCATTTACCGCAAGGTCAACATCGTGCCGACCTACGATGATACGGACTTGGAACCCACGCAAGAGATCAGCCAGTATCAGAACGAAAAGGTCAAACTGCTGACCTACTATGGTCTGGTGCCTAAAGAGTATCTGGCGAAGTTGAACAGCAAAGACGAGGAAATGGTAGAGCTGTTCCCCGAAGATTCGGCGGCGGAAGATTACTCCGACATGGTCGAGGCCATCGTGGTCATCGGTAACGACGGCATGCTGCTAAAAGCCGAAGAGAATCCGTACATGATGAAAGACCGTCCGGTCTTGACCTATCAGGACGACACGGTGCCTAACCGTCTGCCGGGTCGCGGCACGGTGGAAAAAGCGTACAACATGCAAAAGGCGATCGATGCACAGGTCAGAACGCATCTGGACTCGCTGGCATTGACTGCAGTGCCGATGGTGGCCATGGATGCAACCCGTCTGCCGCGCGGTGCCAAGTTCGAAGTGCGGCCGGGCAAAGCGTTCATGACCAACGGCAACCCGTCCGAGATCCTGTTCCCGTTCAAGTTTGGCCAAACTGATGGCAACAACCTGACCACCGCGCAGGCATTCGAGCGCATGCTTCTGCAAGCCACAGGCACCTTGGATAGCCAAGGGATGGTCAGCCAAGTGGCGCGTGATGGCGGCAACGCCGGCATGTCGATGGCGGTAGCGACCATCATCAAGAAATACAAGCGCACGCTGGTGAACTTCCAGGAAGATTTCCTGATTCCATTCATCAAAAAAGCGGCGTTTCGGTACATGCAGTTTGACCCAGAGCGCTATCCATCAGTTGATTTGAACTTCGTGCCGACTGCCACACTGGGCATCATCGCCCGAGAGTACGAGCAGGCGCAGTTTATTGCGCTCTTGCAGACGCTTGGCCCCGACACCCCGGTACTGCCACTGATTCTGAAAGGCATTGTGGCCAACAGCTCGCTGTCTAACCGCATGGAGTTGATGGAAGCCTTGACGCAGATGGCCCAGCCGAACCCCGAGGCGCAACAGGCAGCCATGATGCAGCAGCAGCTGGCCCTGCAAGCGGCTCAGTCGCAGATTGCGGTCAATCAGACGCAGGCCGAGCGCAACCGGGCGGAAGCCATCAACACCACGATCGAGACGAAATTGAAGCCCATCGAGGTGCAGAGCAAGATTATGGCGGCCAACACGCAGAATCTGCCCAATGACGCGGAATTGGCCTCTAAAGAGTTCGACAAACGGGTGAAGATCGCCGAATTGATGCTAAAAGAAGCCGACATCAAGAACAAATCAAAGATTGTTGAGATGCAAATGGCGGAGAAACAGAACAAAATCAGCGGTATGGAAGAAGATTTCTTGGCAGAACTGACCAAGGAGCTGTCTGGTGGACGTTGAAAGCCTAGCTAAGCAGTTAATCCTGCAGAACATGACGCCAGAGCAGCAAAAAGCTGTTCTGGATTCAGTTCGTTCTACCTTGCAAGAAGCCAGAGGCAACCAGAAACGACGGGTCAGTGAGAACGTCGGCATGGTGGTCGATGCTTTGAAGAAGATTGAAGCCGACATCCGGGCGAAATACGACGATTTAGGCCAAAAAATCACCGATCGGGTGAACTCGATCCAAGATGGACGCGATGGCGTCGATGGATCTGACGGTCGTGACGGCAAGGATGGCAAAGATGGCCGTCCAGGGCGTGACGGCAAGGATGGTCGGGACGGGATGCAAGGCCCAGCTGGCGTGCCAGGCGAAGATGGGGTGTCGGTAACCGACGCGAAGATTGATTTTGACGGCTCGCTAATCATCTCGCTCTCAAACGGGCGTGAAATCAACGTCGGTGAGGTCGTCGCACCCGACTTGGCGGAGCGCATCAAGGTCATCACCAACGGTGGCGGCACCTCGCAGACAGTGATTGACGCTCTGGCGTCACTGCAGCAGCAGATTGACGACTTAATCCCTAGCCAGACGGGCAATGCAGGCAAGTTTCTGACCACCAATGGATCGGTATTGTCATGGGCTGATGTGGCTGGCGGCCTAGATTACCAAGGTACGTGGAACGCGGCGACTAATACGCCCACGCTAGCCTCTGGTGTAGGCACTAATGGCTACTACTACGTGGTATCAGTTGATGGTACGACCACGTTGGATGGCATTAGCGATTGGAAAGCGGGTGATTGGCTGCTGTTTAACGGCACCGCATGGCAGAAGATCGACCAAAGCTGGGCGATTGCAGGTGCCAACGACAATATCACGTCGATGACGGGCATCACAGGCGGCATTTCCTCGCCTGACTTCATCCAGTTCGACACAGGCGCTACGGTTACCAACGCAGCAGGCCGCCTATACTGGGATGCCACGCAGCAAACGCTAACCGTTGGTTTGAACGCCAATATTGCAGCGGATGTGGGTCAGACGCTCTATGCGTATGTGACTAACGACGAGTCGGTGACGATTACCAAGGGCCAGCCGGTCTATATGTACGCGGCGCAGGGCGATCGGATGTCGGTCAAGCTGGCAAGCAACACCAGCGACACGACATCGGCCAAGACTTTGGGTCTTTGTGCTGAAGATATTGCTGCAGGTCAGGCCGGCATGGTCTTGTGCCAAGGCGTGCAAGACGGACTAAATCTGAGTGCTTACAACCCTGGTGACACGCTCTATTTGGGCGCCACAGCGGGTACGTTGACGTCTACCAAGCCCTACGCACCTAACCATCTGGTCTATATTGGTGTGGTGGAGCGTGCTAATGCAGGCAATGGACGTCTATACGTGCGCGTGCAGAATGGCTATGAGCTGGATGAGCTGCACAATGTGTCAGCGCAGAGTCCATCAAATGGCCAGGTACTGATCTACAACGCATCGACCAGTCTGTGGGAGAAGAACACCCTGACTGCCGGTACGGGCATCAGCGTTACTAATGGCGCAGGATCTATTACCGTAACAAACTCATCGCCTGACCAAACAGTTGCGTTGACTGGCGCAGGTACGACCAGTATCACAGGCACGTACCCCAACTTTACAATCACCTCGAACGATCAGTACACCGGCACGGTGACCAGTGTTGGTGGTACGGGAACGGTCAATGGCATTAGCTTGTCGGGCACGGTCACATCCAGTGGCAGTCTGACCCTGGGCGGCACGCTCTCCGGCGTTAGTCTATCAACGCAGGTGACTGGCACGCTGCCGATTGCTAATGGCGGTACAGGTCAGACAACGCAGACTGCTGCATTTGACGCGCTGGCGCCGACGACGACTAAGGGTGATTTGATTGTCAATGACGGGTCGGATAATGTCCGCCTGGCAGTTGGTACCAACAACTATGTATTGACGGCTGACTCTGCACAGGCAACGGGTGTGAAATGGGCAGCTGTGGCAGCCGGCACCACGGTGTCGGACGACACCTCGACCAACGCAACGTACTACCCAACGTTCTCAACAGCGACTTCAGGAACGTTCTCAACGGCTACGGTATCAAGTACCAAACTAACCTACAACCCATCGCTGGGCGGCTTGACAGCTACACAACTAGGCGCGTCGAATGGCATTTTGTTTACCAATCAGACGGTCAGTACGTCGGTGACATTTCCGACAGGTTATGAAGGCATCAGCGGTAAGAATACAACCGTTGCTAGTGGTGCGACAGTGACTGTCCCCTCTGGCGCTAACTGGACGATAGTGTGATATGCCAATAACGATCAACGGTAGCGGTACGATTACAGGTTTATCCGCAGGTGGATTGCCTGATGCCACCATTGTGACTGCTGATATTGCTGATGCAAACATTACTGCGGCTAAGTTAGATGGCGCTCAGAGCGGCTCTGCTCCGATATATGCTGCTAGGGCTTGGGTGAACTTTAACGGTACGGGTACGGTGGCTATTCGTGCGTCAGGTAATGTGTCGAGTATTACGGATAACGGTGTTGGCGACTATACGGTTAATTTTACGACTGCGATGGCTGATGCGAATTACACAGCGATTGTCACGGTGGATTATACGATTGTTGGAAGTTCACATACCAGAACTACGTCCACTGTTCAACTTGGTACTTGTATTTGTACTACGGCAGTTAGATATGATCCAGTGTATGTGCAATTATCTGCTTTCCGTTAAAGGACAACCATGAACCAAAGAATTATTTATCCAACTGATGACGGCGGCGTGGCGATTGTGATACCTGCGCCTGAAGCATTGGAAACAATGACGATTGAAGAAATTGCTGCTAAGGACGTACCTGCTGGCAAGCCGTACCAGATTGTAGACGTATCAGAAATACCATCAGACAGAACTTTCCGTGGAGCTTGGACATGGGCATCGTAATTGACGTAAACAAAGCTAAGGCCATTGGTCATGATATGCGTCGTGCTGCTAGATCGGCTGAGTTCGCGCCACTAGATATTAAGGCTACGATTCCGTCAGAGGCTAATGCTGCTGAGGCTGCTCGTCAGGCTATCCGTGAGAAATACGCAACAATACAAGCACAGATTGACGCGGCTACAACACCTAACGAGATTAAAGTAGCACTAGGGATTTGATATGCCAATCAAGTTAAACACAGCTTCTGGTGGTGGAGTAATACTAACTGGTGCTAATACAGCATCGGATAAGACGATTACGGTTCCTGCTGCTGATGGAACGATGCAATTGATTCAGCAAGCTACTGCTGTAAGTGCGTCTGGTACTAGCGTTGACTTTACTGGCATACCGTCGTGGGCGAAGCGCATTACGGTGATGTTTAGTGGTGTGAGTTTAAGCGGGACAGATAATTTTTTAATTAGAATCGGCCCTAGTGGTGGAGTAGAAACATCAAGTTATAGTTCATCTAGCATTTACGGAGGATCTGCAACAGGTTCTGGCAGTTCTAGTTCTGGATTTTTACTTATTGACGGTTCGGCTGCAAACGTGATTTCAGGAATAATTACGTTAGTAAATTTAACTGGAAACACTTGGGTATATAACGGAATGGGTTCGAGCGACGGTAGTACCGTAATTGTGTACGGAACCGGCGTGAAAACTATTGCTTCTACGCTATCAGTAGTTAGCATTACACGAACTGGAACCAACACCTTCGATGCTGGAACAATCAACATAATGTACGAGGGCTAAATGAGCGTCACCATTAACGGCACTAACGGCCTAACGTTTAACGATGCCAGCACTCAGAATACTGCTGCGACAGGTTTTGGATTTAAGAACCGCATTATCAACGGTGCTATGGTCATCGACCAGCGTAATGCTGGGGCGGCGGTAACAATAAATTCGACTGCCAACACCTATGTTGTTGACAGGTGGAACGGCGTTGGTCAAGCAAGTGACGGTGTATTTACACTCCAACAGTCATCCACAGCACCAGCAGGATTTACAAAATCTTTGTTGGCAACCGTGACAACCGCTGACAGTAGTATTGGCGCAACGCAGTATTACTTAATTAGGCAAATAATTGAAGGCTATAACGTCGCTGATCTAGGGTTTGGCGCGGCTGGCGCAAGCACATTTACGCTGTCATTTTGGGTGCGAAGTTCAGTTACTGGAACTTTTGGTGGTGCGGCAACAGACAATAGTGCTTTGTATTGCTACCCATTTAGCTACACAATTTCGGCGGCAAACACTTGGGAACAGAAGTCGATAACGATTACTGGCCCAACATCTGGGTCAACATTCGATAAGACTAATGGTGGTGGTCTAAATCTGTACTTCTCGCTTGGCATGGGTTCAACCTATTTGGGAACTGCTGGCGCATGGGCATCTGCGACTTATTTCTCAGCCACAGGTTCTACCAATCTTATCTCCACACTTAACGCAACCTTCTACATCACCGGCGTACAACTCGAAAAAGGCAGCACAGCCACATCATTTGATTACAGGCCGTATGGTACGGAGTTGGCGTTGTGCGAACGCTACGCTCAATTTGTTGAAACATCAGCAAATGGTCAATTTAGCAGTGGCACTATGAATGTGCCTGCTCCATATAGAACCACGATGCGTTCATCACCTTCTTCTACGGCTATTTCTGTAAGGGTTTCTGGCAACATATCTTCATACTCATTAAACAATCCTACTGTATATGGGTCTGAATTTCAAATTACTGCCAATGCGTCTAACCCATACGTTTTGGGCGCACGCTATCTTCTTACAGCGGAGCTTTAAATGTATAAATTGCTAAAAGATTTTACTGGTGTTGAATGGGGGGTTCTATTTGTAGAAAAAAGCCTTAGCATACCCTTCGATCCAGCAAACACCGACTACCAGCAGTATCTGAAGTGGATTGAGGCTGGCAACCAACCTTTACCGGCAGACGAATGATGACGCCTGAACTGCAAAAGTATTACGAAGACCGATTTTCCATGATGGCCCACCAGGGCTGGCGCGATCTACTAGAAGATATTGACGGAATGATAACGTCCTTGAACAATGTAGCCACTATCCAGGACGAAAAGGATTTACAATTTAAGAAGGGTGAGTTATCTATCCTGAATTGGCTGAAAACCTTGAAACAGGTCAGCGAAGAGGCATACGAGGGGCTCAATGAGAAAGATCTTTGAATTTCTCTGCGAAAGCGGAGAACGCATCGAACGATTTGTCGAATATGAAGACAAAGAAATTCGTTGCAATTGCGGCAAGACAGCCCGCCGCACCATATCTGCACCGGCGTTTAAATTGGAAGGGTGGTCGGGAGCGTTTCCAACAGCTCACGCAAAGTTTGATAAAAGCCACCGAGACAAGCTAAAATCCGAGCAGAAGGCGAACAGATAAGCAGAAATGCCCTGTTCATGTTTAATCCTGAGAACCAAAAGATGGCAGGAAAAGGAACTTCGACATGTTGATTGATAAAGAACCAGAGATGCCTAGTGAGTTGGAGGCAGAAGAAGCGAAACTACCTGAACTAGCAGCGCCCCAAGTCCCAGAATTGCCAGACCGCTATCGCGGAAAGTCGATTGAGGACATTGTAAAGATGCACCAAGAGGCCGAAAAAGTCATTGGGCGCCAGGCGCAAGAAGTCGGGGAAGTGCGGAAACTGGCCGATGAGCTCATCAAGCAGAATCTCTCGTCAAAACCTCAACCTGTTGAGAAGGCAGAGCCTGAAGTAGACTTTTTTGAAGACCCTCAAAAGGCGATTCAAAAGACCGTTGAGACACATCCTGACGTACTTGCTGCCAAACAGGCAGGTATTGAGTTCAAACGGATGCAAACTCAGCAACGCTTGGCGCAAGAGCACCCAGATTTCATGGAAATCGGGGCAGATAAGGACTTTGAGACATGGATTAAGTCGTCTCAGGTTCGTCTGGAGCTCTACGCACGGGCGGATGCCGGGTTTGATTTCGATGCGGCCAATGAATTGCTGACAACCTACAAGCAGATACGCGGTATCAAGCAAAAGCAGGCGGATCAATCCGGTAAGGAAGCCCGCCAGCAGACCTTGAAAGCCGCGCAGGTGGATGTAGGGGGTACCGGAGAGAGTTCAAAACGTGTCTATCGCAGGGCTGACCTAATTCGGCTGAAAATGACCGACCCGGCTAGATACGATGCGCTGTCCGATGAAATTATGGCGGCCTATGCAGAAGGACGGGTCAAGTAAATTTTACTTTTGACTTTAGGAGTTAGACATGGCAACCGCATTTTCCCCAGCAAATAGTGTAACAACCACAACAGCAGCAACCTTCATCCCCGAGATTTGGAGTGATGAGATTGTTGCGGCCTACAAAAAGAACCTGGTTCTGGCCAATGTTGTTATGAAGATGAACTTTAAGGGTAAGAAAGGTGACACCGTTCACGTTCCTGCCCCAACCCGTGGCTCGGCTTCGGCAAAAGTAGCCACCAATGCAGTCACGCTGATCGCTGCGACAGAATCTGAAGTTCAGATCCTGATCAACAAGCACTACGAGTACAGCCGCCTGATCGAAGATATTGTCGAAGCTCAGGCATTGAACTCGCTGCGTCAGTTCTACACCAACGATGCCGGCTATGCACTGGCCAAGCAAGTTGATACTGATCTGGTACAACTTGGCCGCGCGT